ATGCGTTGACACTGGTATAACTCGGCATGCCAAAGACTGTCGAGTACCCTTCAAGAGAGCGCCTGCTGGAGGCGCTGGAATACAACCCAGAGACCGGCCGCCTCACTTGGCGGCGCAACGTCTCAAGCACTGGCCGCGCCGGCAGCGAAGCTGGCTGCAGGCAGCGCTCCGGGTACACCGTTGTGCGCCTGGACAAGAGGCTGCTGCTGGCGCACCGCGTGATCTGGATCATGATGACCGGCGAGCGACCGCCGGAGTGCATCGACCACGTCAATCACATCAAGAGCGACAACAGGTGGGCCAACCTGCGGCGCTCAGACAAGGTTGAGAACGGCCAGAACCGGCGCGGCGCCCAGGTCAACAACCTGAGCACCGGCTGCCGCAACGTCTACTTCCTCGGACGCGGCAATCGCCAGTGGTTTGTTCAGATCCAGGTGCCGGGCGGCAGGGTTCGCAAGGCCTTCTACACGCTTCTCGATGCCGCATGCTTCGCGCAGTCCGCGCGTCTCAAGCTGCACGCCGGCCATCCGCTCAACGCGTAGCGCCGAGCGCCTCGACGGCCCGGTTCAGAGACGCCATCCGCGCCGTGATGCGCTCCTCGATGGCGCGCACCTGGTCGCGGGGCGCGCCCTCCTTCACCAGTCGCGACTTCTCCTTGCGCAGCTTGGAGATGTCGCGCTCGGCTCGGTTGGCCTGCGCAATGAGGTAGGCGTCAGGCCTGGATGCCCGCAGCTGCGCGGCTTCCGAGGCCTTGCCGTCCTGCTGCAGGCCCTTGATCTCCGTCTCCAGCTCGTTGAGGCGCTTCACGTTGCCGTAGAAGTTCGAGCCCTCGCTTGCCTGGCTGGCCGTGTTGCCACCGAAGCGGCCGACCAGCGGGACCTTGAAGATAGGCAGCTCTTCGCCCGTCACCGTGGCGGTGATGGTCTGCTCGAGCTTTGAGATCTCGCGGCCGACGCCGCCAGTCAGCTGGCCGATGAGGTAGTCGACCTGGTCTGGCGAAGGACTGATCGCCCCAGCCACGTAGTCGTTGCCGCCGGTGAGTGTGTTGACGCCCTTCGCGATGGCGATGGCCCAAGAGGTCGCGGTGTCGCGCGCCAGGGCGTGCCCCGGCGTCGCAGGGTTCATCGACTCGCGCGTGATCGGGCGGCCCTGCCAGTCGCGGTTCTCCGTCAGCGCAACCAGCGGGTCCAGCGCGGTGGGTGCGATGGTCTGCATCGACATGCCAGCGTTGCCGATCGGGTTGAAGGCGTCAGCGAACATGCCGAGCATGCCGACGACACGCTCGGGCGTCTTGTCGAGTCCACCCATGGCCCACTCCGTGGCGACGCGGCCAATGTTGGGCAGAACGTGCAGGCCCAGCGGCATCGGTATGGACACGTAGCGACCATCGAACGTCGGGATGATGATCGATCGCTCGCGCATGAACTGCGGCGGGTCGTCTTCGCCGTAGCCCGCCGCCGCCAGGGCCAGGGCCTGCATCACGCCGATCATCACACCGCCGGCGACGATGCGCTTGCCGACGCGAGAAAGGCGCAAGGTCTTGATCTGCCCAGGCTCCATCGTGAACAGCAGTTCGCCGAGGCGAGCGGTGCCGGCAGATGCTGCGTTGTAAAACGCAAACAAGGCGCCGGCCTGTTGCGCTACTTGTCCCTTGCGATTGAAGTTAACACTGGCGTTTTTTGCTAGAGAGGCAGCATTTTCAATGGACATGCCGGACTCTTTCGCCACCTTGTAGACGGCGAGCCGCATCGAGTTTTCCAGCGTCTCGTTGTAATCCGAAAGGGCCTGGAAGCCAGCCCTCACAACCTTCGATGCCTTCGACACCGGCACCTTCAGCACGCCGTTGGCGGTGAAGACCTTGCCCAGCTTCGAGTCCATCCAGTAGTCGGGATTGATGGCCGAGCGGATGTCGTCGGCGCGGTCCTTGCTGTCGGCGAACATCTGACGGAAGCCGGTCTGCGCGCCGACGCTCTGGAACTCGTCCCACAGCTTCTGCCGCTCGGTGTCCAGCTTGCCGCTGCGCAGGTTCGTCCAGATGGCCTTGGTCATGCCCCAGGCTTCTTTCGCCACCTGCGACTGCTTGCCGTCCAGCGGGGTGCCATTCAGGTTGATGAGCACGTTCTGGAAGTCGCGGATGAAGTTCACGACACCGAAGACGGGGTTCCACTGGGTAGAAATCGCGGCGAAGTACCGAGTCACCACGGCGCTGGCGCCCAGCAGCCCCTCCAGCCGATCCATCTCCAGGTTCTTCATCACGGCCGCCGTCCGCATGGCCCGCGCGTTGCCCTCGTTGAAGATGACTGCGTGCTCCTTGACCGACCCGTCCTCCTCGCGGAACTTGGCCACGACGACGTTGGGCCGCATCTTGTACATCGGGTCCGGCCGCTGCACGACGACGCCCTTCTTGGGGTCGTAGGTCGGCGTGGTCGGCGCCAGGTCGACGGTCCAGAAGTCCCTGTTCTCGTTGTCGCGCGCCAGGTTCACCAGCGCCTGGCCGACACGGTTCTTCTCGCCGCGCACGATCACGCGCTCTCGCTGCATGGCGATGTTGGCGAAGACGTCGACGACCTTCTTGGTCGAGCCGGTGCGGCTCTTCACCTCGCGGCCCTTGATGCTGTAGCCCTGGCCAGATCCCAGGCGCTGCGGGGCGTCGCCGTCGTCCTCGCGCATAAGCGGCACGTAGTGCTGGAACATCTCGCCCCAGCCCTTGACGGTGTCGCGGCTCTCGAGCTCGTAGTCGACCATCAGCTGGCGCGTCTTGGCCAGGATCTTGTCGACCATGGCGGCGACGGCCTCGAGGTGGGCCTTCTTGTCTGCCGCGAGGTCGGACATGTACTGCTGCGCGAGCGCGGTGTCGAGGCCGGACCCGCCGTCCTGCAGGAGCGGGCTGTCGGGGTTGCGCTCGGCGATGAGCCGGTTCGCCTCTGGCGCGTGGCGCGCGTGCAGGTACTCGTCCAGCTCCTCGAGCGTCAGGCCGCGCTTGGCCATCTCCTCGGTCAAGGGCTCGAGCTCGCGCTTGGTGAAGTCCTGCGTGCGCTTCGCGGCGCGGCCGTGGAAGAGCTCTTCGCGGAGGTAGGTGTTGGCGTCCTCGCTGATCTGCTTGCCGGCCTCCTGGATGGCCTGCTGCACGCGCAGGAGGTCGACCTGGCGGTTCTGCATCTTGTAGACCACGTCGTCGAACTTCGACGCGCCAGGGCTCTCCCAGTTGCGCGCGGCGCTGGAGAGGATGCTGGGGTCGGTCTCGTCGTAGCTGCCGTCGTTGCCGATGGCGGATTTGATCTGGGTCGGCCAGAACGCGACATAGACCTTTGTGTCGAGCTCGGATGCCATGTCATCTGAGCCAGCAATGCCGTCGTACCCCATTGACTGGAGTCGCTCGCGAACCTCCGCGGAGTCGGTCTCCCCGCGTGCGATGGCCCTGGCCATTGGGTCCCAAACAGACTTCGGCGCCGGGTTCTGAAGCGACAGATAGACCGGCATCAGCACATCGCCGTATTGCTCGGCTTCGTACGGGCTGGATGTGAAGTAAAAGCCTTCTGCGATGGCGGAAAAGCCGTCGACCATTCTCGGGTCAAACTTGGAGAAGTCGTCTCCAGTCCCGTGATACACGACGCGCGGCACGCCGCCGGCGCGGCCGGAAGCGGTGACCTTGCTGCGCTTGAACCAGGCCCTGAACTCCGGCGTCTCGGTGCGCGGGTCGCGCTCGCGGCTCAGCCGCGCATCGCCTGCCCCCGACTTATCAACCACCACCTTGGCCGGGAACGACTTTTTCCCAATGTGCTGCAGGGCGTCAAAGCGATGGGCGCCTTCAAGGATGTAATGGTCCTCGCCATCAAACACCACGATCAGCGGCGCTATCTCGCCAGACTCCTCAATGTCTGCTGCCAGCTTGCGGGTGCGTGCCGTCTGGGGGTCTGGGCCGCTAAAGAGGTCAAACGGAACTTCGCGGATCCCTGGCAGGACTTCGTAGTTAGTCAGGGACGCTTCAATGCTCCCATAGTTCGGCACGCCGTCACGCACAACGAGGCCATCAACTTTGTCGCCGGCCATTGGCAGGGCGATGGCCCTCTCGCGGCTGAACAGCGGCATGCCGCCGGAGGCCTTGTCGCGCATCTCGTCGGTGATGAGGAAGGCCGGCGCGATGACGGGGTCGCTGTCGGCGATCTTGACCATCTCCGCCTTTGCCTCTGCCCTTGTCGCGTGGCCGGAGGAGACCTGCTCTCCGGTGGCGCGCCAGATGACGGCATAGCCGCCATTGCCGTCGTCGCCAACGCGGTAAGAGTCGAGGGGCGTCGCGTCGGCGCCCGGCAGCGTGACCTTGGTCATCCCCTCCCCGCCCATCTTCTTCACCAGCGCACTGGCGGCCTGGGGGACGATCTTGTCGTAGAAGGCCTTCATGCCTTCGCCGCCGACTTTGAGGTCGAGGCCGCGGTACGTGGCCGTCCATCGCTTGCCACGCTCGGCAACGATCTTCTTGGCGATCTCCTTTCCGACGTAGTCCTCCAGGCGGCCCTCGGGCACGTCGTCGGCGATCTTTTGGGAGACGCCGTCGATTCGGTTTCGAGCTGTCAGGGAATACTTGTCATCTGACCTTGACCAGACGAGCTCGTCGACCTGCTTGCTCAGGTCATACCGATCCGCGCTCTGCTCCCCATTCACAAACGCCACCGCGTCGTAGCCTTCTGTGGCGGCCATCGCGATGACGCGCTTCAGGGCGAGGTTGAGCCACTTGGTGGTGTCGTCGATGAACGGCATGCGCGGCACGCCACCGCTGTTGATCTTCTTCTCGCGGACGATGTACTCGCGCGCAGCCTGCTCGCTGGCGTGCCGCGACTTCGGGATCTGGAAGACGTTGTCGGGGGTCTTGAGGTAGTAGAAGGTGTCGGGCAGCGGTCCGTCGGTCGGCTGCACGTCTTCGAGCTTGTAGCTGTCGATGAAGCCTTTCTTGCGAACATCGGCGCCTGCGTCGGACTGGAGCTCTTCCACGAACAACGTGCGCCGGCCCTCGGCATCAACTCGATCGTTAAGGCGGACGTGGGCGAGGACGTTCTTCTGGTCCCAGTGGCTACTCCTGTAGCTGGCAGGCTCCGTGAACTGCATCATGGCGAGCAGAGAGCGAACGCCTGCGCGGGCCTCCTCCTCTGTGTCGCCAACGCCTCGCAGCTCGCGGCCGCCGGGCGTCTTGTAGGTGGCCTCAAAGTCGTATACGCCGGTGTCCTTGCGGCGAACCACGATGTCCTTCTCGTAGGGCGAAAGGTCGCGCTTCGGCTCCGGCAGCGTCAGCAGCACCTCCCTGTAGGCAGTGCCGCCGGGGAGGGTGTATTGGCTAAAGTCGCTGACGCCGATGCTTTTGCCAACCGGGGATGTCACCTCCTCCACCCGCACCCCACCCTCTGCCAGGTACGCGCCGATCTCCTCCTTCGAGACCTTCTCCTTGCCCTTGAGCCTGAGGAAGTCTTCGATGCCGGACCAGGTGATCTCGTCCTGCTTCACGCCGAGCTTGCTGGCGTTGGCCTTGAGCCACTGGGCCCACTGCGGGGCGGCCATGTTGTCCAGGCGCGCGGGGACGCCTTCGATGGCGCGGGCGAGTTGGCTGTAGTACCAGGGGCGCTCGGTGGAGCGGATGATCTGCGGCCCTTCGTCGGCGTCATACAGCTCGAACGCCGGCACCGACGAGAGGCCAGCCCTCTTTGCCGCCTCGACGCGGTGATTGCCGTCAAGGATGTTGCCCTCGGAGTCGATGAAAATAGGCGGAATCTTGCTGTCAAATGGGCTCTCGTTAAACATGGCGACGACAAGCTCATCGACCCTGCCCTCGTCGACATCATTGCTTGGCTCTAGTGTGCCGACGTCGACCATTTCGTAGTCGCGCGTAAGTCTCTGGCCAAAATCAACGCCGAAGCTGGTTCTGAATTGCTCGCGCGCGCGACGCAATGTGCTGTCAAGGTAGGCGCCGCCGAAGTTGGCGTCGCGCTCGGCGGAGCGGCGGATGTCCCGCCCCGCGTCGCCTTGGCTCAGCCCATCATCCCCGCGCACCGTCAGAAGCGCAGGGTCGTCGAAGACGTACGACATCGACCAGCCGCCACCCGGCACAGGGTCTGGGAACGCGACCGCGTCGTAGCCCGCCGCGAACAGCTCGTCCATCAGGGCGTCTTGGAATCGGCTGTTGGCCCCGTACAGCTCTCCGGTTGCGCCGGTCACCGTCTCAAGGAAGGTGTCGAAGTCCTCGTACCCGTAGTCCTCGCCGATGTCGGCGAACACGCGGCGCAGCGCCTTGGTCTCGCGCGGGCCGATGTCTTCCGGGCCGAGCCAAAGCATGTTCTTGGGCTTGGCCTCAACGCGCATCAGCTTGTCGCCGTACTTGCGCGCGGTCTCCTCTTGGTCTGTTAGGTAGATGTGCTTCGCGGTGCGTGCTTTGGTCTTGTCGAACTGCTTGATTTCGACGTCGCTGCCGTGGTACAGGCGGATGGGCTCGCCGCCTGCGAGCTTGCGCTCTACGCTGCGGCGGATGTCGGGGTCGTTGGGGTCGAAGGTGCCGCGGTTGCCGGTGGCGCTCTTGATCTGCTCTGGGCGGAAGGCGACGTACTGATCCTGCACGCCACCAGCATCGTAGTGATTTTTCAGAATCACCCCATCGTGGCCGCCATCGCGTGCGCGCTTGATCGCTGCAACGCGCCCTAGCCGGTCGCCCTTAAAGTCCACGACAAGCGGGTTCTGTAGCGACAGGAAAACCGGCATCACGCTGCCAATCTCGGGAGCGTTGAAGTTTCCTTCCGGATCAACGCCAGCGTAGGCAGCAGCCACAGCGGGGTCTGGAGAAAAGAAGATGCCGCGCTCGCCAGAAGCCTTGTTCAAGCCGGTCTTGAACGCATCAAAGTCCGCATTGGTCCCGTGGTACACAACCAGCGGCCTACCATCGGCGCCCACCACCTTGCTGTCGCCAAACCAGCGCTTGAACTCAGGCGTCTCCGTGACGTCGCGCGCGCGGCTAGCTCGGGCGCCGCCGCGTTCGTCGATCACCGGCACCAGCTTGATGCCAAGCTCCTTGGCGGCCACCGCCCGATGCCTGCCATCCTCTTTGCCATCGCTGCGGATGTGCAGAGGGTCGAGCTTGCGCCCCGACAGGATGTGCTGCTTCAGGTCTTCGATGTTGTCGCGAGATGCGCCGTCGATGTCCAGCGGGCGCACGCTGGCCAAGAACTCGTCGGGAGACATCATCCGCGGCTTGATGCCGGTTTCTTCGTAGCGCTCGCCGGCCGGCGCCAGTGGGTACTGCAAATCACGCTCGGCGCTCGACCGCGCATCATTCGCCGCCCCCCGCAGGTACTCCAGCCCACCCGCCACGAGCCAGGCCTTGAAGGCCGCTTGGCCGGTAAGGACGGTCTTCTTGCCATCGGGGGCGGTGAAGCTGTAGGTGCAGGTCTGTGCCATGGATTAGTCGCAGTTGATGCCCAGAACTTGTGACGTCTCAAGCTCGTCGAGGATGTCCAAGAAGTCGCGCTCGATCTCTTGGATTTTGGCCGAAAGCGGGTGCGCCGCGGCGGCCGCCTTTGCGGACTTGCGGGCCCCGGGAGAGCTGCGCATGTCTTCGAAGATCTTCACCAGGTCGGCGGGCGGCGAAGGCGGCGCAGACGGGCCTTGAACCGCATCCTCGGCGCGGCCCTCGGTCCAGGTCCAATCGGGCATGAGACCGGTCTTCTGATCGGCGAAGACCGTGTCCGCGACCTTGGCCGTGCGGTTCTTTTCGCCGTGGGGGCCGTAGTTCAAGAACGAATTCTGGCCGCGGGTCTCGCTGGTGATGGCGCCCACCGCGGGGCCCGTGAAGAGCCGGACGTGGGCCTGCCAGGCGTTTTCTTCTCCGTCGGCGCGGAAGCCGGCGCCCTCCAGGCCGTGACCGAAGGCGTCATGAACTGCCCTGAACAAATCGTTGACCAGCACGCGCTTCTTCTGGCCGTCCGGCGAGCCGAAGCCCCACTCCAGGCCGGCGTCGGCCAGTAGCGGGTTGGCCGCAGGGTCGAAGTCGCTCGTGCCGAAGCCGGCCGCGGTCGGGAAGACGGCCATGCGCTGGTTGGCGCGCAGGTCGCGCATCGCGTTCCACGGGTTGCCGGCGTACGGGTCGGCTTCCGGGTCCATGAACCAGAACTTGTAGCCCGCGCCCACCAGGGCGTCGTACTGCGCGCGCGTCTGCTGGATGAGGTCTTGGTACGCAGCCTTGACCGCGGGGTCTTGCGGCGCGTGCGGCATCGCGTCGTAGGCCTCGGCGATGCGCTTGGCGCGCTCGGGGTCGACCTTGACGTACTCCGCCTGGCGACGGAGCTGGATGCCCCTGCTGGCGGCGTACCGCTCGGCTACTTCGACGAGTCGCGGGTCGGGGCCGGTTGCGCCTGCGATAGACGGCGCGCCCGCAAGCGGCGCAAGGCTTCGGCCCTCATCCCCTCGCTCTCCGTCTCGGGCTCGGCTGCGGCGCGCAGAGGCGCCGGCACGCCGGCCAGAATCTCCGCCGTCAGCCGCGGAATCCCCTGCGGGTACTCCATCCGCAGCCAGGTCTCCATCGTCAGCGGCCGGTTCATCTTCAACATACGCGCCAGGGTCGCGTCCCGCCCAGCTAGGGGCTTCAATGCCTCCAGCAAGTTCGAGGACTTGTTTTCGGGCGTTTTCATAACTCAGGCGTCCTTTCTGGAATTGGGTCCACACGCCGTCGACTGCTTCGACGTTGCGCCGCTGGGCCTTGAAGGTGGGCACGAACAGGCCGCGCACAGCCTCCCAGGCGATCGACTGCATCTCACGCGGCAGGATGCCACGCTCTGCGGCTGCGCGGCGGTAGGCTTCCTCGTAGAGTGCGTACGTCCCTTCGAGGCCTGCGTGCGCGCTCTTCGGGCCGCCGAAGTTGTGCATCACCTCGATCGAATTGCCAGAAAGCGGTCGCAGCAGCGCGGCCGCCACAGCGTGCGTGTCGATCGTGACGTGCCCGTTCGGGCTGTTCGGCACGAGGATGTTGTTGTAGAAGTTGCGAACCTTGTGCTTGCGGCCAAGCTGCGCGCTGATGTTCTCAAACGACCCGTTGTCGAAGACAGAGACAGCCTTCGCGATGGTGCTGTTGCCGCCCCACGCGACGCGGCCGAGCGTGCCGTCCTTCGTGCGCGCCTCGGCCACGAAGTCACCCTCCGGCGAGACGATGTAGAACGAACTCGGGTTGTGAGCCTGGTCGTAGACGCGGAGCCACATCGCGCGCAGGTAGGCGTCATCAAGGTCCTGCAGCGTCTGGCCGCGGATCGCGTCGATGTCCTCCTGGTAGGCCTCTTTGCCGAAGATCCTGGCGGAGGTCTCGTCCATCTGCTTCGACCAGCGGAAGGCCTGCCGGTCGGTCATGATGTCCGCTACGCGGTTGGCCAGGCTCACATTCATGAACCAGTCCTTCTGCGGACTCAGCACGGCCAGGATGCCGGCAGCCTGCGCGTCGCTGATGCTGTACTTACGAGACCAGCGCTCGGCGATCGCCCTGGCGCCGTCGTACCACAGCTTGCTGCGGTTGCGCGTGTCGGCTGGCACCTGGTCGTGCAGCCACAGCAGGTTCTCGACCATCTGGCGAACCGTGCGCTCGAGCTTCTTCTCGGGCGCGTTGGCGGTCGCGGCGGCGCGGTAGTTCGGGTAGCCTTCGACCAGCTCCGACACGGCTGAGAGCCACTTGCTCTGGCCAAGGCCCGAGGCAAAGTCGCTGATCAGCAGGTCGCGTCGAGAGTCTTCTGGCGCGAAGTCCTTCGTCGGCTTGGCGTACGGCTCGCGCGTGCTGACTTCAAATCCGTGCACACGCTCACGCGGCTCGCGCGCAACGCTGCGCGTGATGTCCGGATCGGTGGCGTCGAAGGTGCCGCGGTTAAAGACGGACTTAATCTGCTCGGGGCGGAATGCGAGGTATGTGACTCGCCCCCCTCCCTCATTTGCGATCACTCCGTCGTACCCGAGCGGGCTCAGCTGCTCTTCAGTCGAAAGCCCTGGCCGGTCATTGTTGGCCTGAGCCATGATGGCCCTGCCCTCCGGCGTGTTCACGTCGAGAGGGTTTTGCAGCGCGAGGTAGACGGGGTAGACGGTGTCCCCTCGTCCGCCGCCGCCCTCCTCGGCAAATTGACTAGCCAGCCCTGGGGACTCAGAGAACCAGCCGGCCCCATCAACTCCCCGCCTGAAACTTCGGATGTTTGGAGAGCCGCTGCCGTGGTACACCGCCAGAGGCCGGCCCCGGCTGTCCGCCACCTTCGAGTTGCCGAACCAGCGCTTGAACTCGGGCGCCTCAGTTACGTCGCGAACAGCGCTGCGGCGGATGTCATCCTCATCGGCGCTGTACGTGCTGTCGTTGAAGTCGGCGCTCTTGACCTGGTTGGGCTCGAAAGCCACGAAGACGTCGGATGCCTCGTACCAGCCGCCGCCGCCACCGCCATCGTCCGTCACCTGGCGAATGATGGCGCCGTCGTTCTTGCTGCGACGAGCTTCGCGCACCACGCTGTCAGTGGTCTCGTAGTGATCCTGGGCCGGCTCGATGTTGCCGCCCTTGCTCATTACCAGAGAAAAGGCGTCGTCGCGGTCTTCGAAGTAGCCGCGGCCGTCGTCGGCGTAGAGCTGCTCGCCGTCGTCGTCGACGACCATGTACTGGCCGTTGCGGCTGCCGTCCCAGTTGGCGCCCTCGAAGTCAGACTCTTGCGGGTTGCGGATGTTGATGAAGAGGGCGTAGATGCCAGCCACCGGGTCGCGATACTCGCCGTCCTCCTCGATGTCGCCAGGGCCAATGTCGCGCGCGCGGCCGCGGTGCACGTATGTGCGCGCCACGCCTCGCTCGTCAGTCGTGAAGATGCCAAGGTCTCCGCGCTGGCTTCCGCCGGGCCGCGAGAACTCGCTGAAGCCGCCCTTGTCGGTGCCGTGGTAAACGACCAGCGGCTCGCCGTTGCGGCCGACGACCTTGGAGACCTCGCCCTTGTCGTCGGCCCAGACCCCGCCTCGGCGGCCGGCGAACTTCTCAAAGTCGCCAAACCACTTCTTGAAGCTCGGCGTACGAACGTGCAGCCACTGGCGTTCAGTCAAGCGCGTAGCGGTGCCGTCTGGCGCCTTGAGCCACTTGTCGGTGCCCTCGTACTGCTTGCGCACCGCGGCCACCTCTTCGGCCGGCGTCGACAGGCGCTCCTTGCTGAAGCGCAGGTCGGAGCCGATGCGCGCCATCTCGGCGTTGGCCTGTTCGCGGCTGTCGGCCGGGAAGCGCAGCATGCCCGCGCGCAGCGTGGCGCCAGGGATGTTGCCCACATCGATGAGGTCGATCTCCTTCGAGCTCGGAGCGGCCTTGATGGTCTCGGGCACACCGGTCGAGATCGGGCCGGCGATCTTCGGGTTCGCGATGGGCTTGGCCGGCATGCTCTTGGCCGCGTCGCCGATGACGACCGCGAAGCCCTGCCCGGTCTCGTGCTTCTTGACAAAGTAGCCCGCGTAGCCGGCATCGAGGATGCGGCTCTCGGTGCCGTTCAGGTCGCCGCTGTTCCAGAGCTTCTCGGCGTTGGCCTTGGCGTCGTAGAGCTTCGGCAGCTCGACCTCGTGCGCGTAGCCGCCGACGCCAGCCTCGGGGCGCACGCCATTGCCCTCGTCCACGTAGAAGTAGACGCGGGTCTTGAGGCGCGGGTCATCGCTCAGCGCCAGGCGCTCGGCCTCGAGGCCCTTCAGGCCGGTGCCGTAGTAGGCGCCGTTGATGGCGGTGAGCTGCTTCTTGCTGAAGTGGATGCCGCGCTCGGGGGACTTGGTGACCTCACTGTCGTCCACGGGCGTGACATGACTGCCATCCGGCACCACGACAGAGATACTGCCGCTGTCTTCAGCGACATTGCTGTAGTAGTAGCCGCGACGAGCCGTTCCGCGCTTCTTGGCTGCGGACATGTACCCATTGGCCTTGAAGTCCTCATGCGGCTGGAACTTGAAATTCGACATCTCAGTGTTGAGTCTGAAAGGGCGAACACTGGGGCGAACGCTCATTGGCATTGGCGTGCCGTCGGCATACTTCAACTCAACTTGCGGCAGGTAGTCTTCATCCGGGACCGGGTTGCCTCGCGAACCGGCGTTTAGGCCGGTGGTCAGGAAGTAGCCGCGCTCCTCTTGCAGGCGCTTGAGCGTCTTCTTTCCAGCCAGAAGGGTTGACCCATACTCTCGGGCGCCGTCCCACTCTCCGGTCGCTGGAACTCCAATTCGAGCCTCTAGCGCCTGCGTTGCGGCGAGCTTGGTTCCAAGGTGAAGGCCAGTTGAACCGCCCCTTAAGTCGCCGCTTGGAGACCCGTGCCAATAAATCGTTTTGTCGTCGGTCTTTCGGGCCGGACTCATGGACACGCCATTTACCGAGCGCAGCACCTCCGCCTGCATCCCGGCCTTCGACTTGCCGCTCTCCTTGAGGTAAGCCGCCAGGCCGTCGCGGTAGGCCGCCCTGATGGCATCCATGTCGCTGATGAAGCGGTCTGCGCGGAAGCGCGGGCCCTTCACTGCGGCCACGGCCATGTCGATCAGGCCCTGCAGCTGCGCGATCAGGCGGGCGATGGTGCCCTTGGCGTCCTTGCCGTTGTCGGCATAGATTTTTGCGAATACTTCGCGCCAGAAGGACTGATCGGCCATCAAGTTGCCGCCGAGGTCGGAGACCAGCTCCTCGAGCTCGCCGTCGCGCTCTTCGCTCAGCGCACCGTCGCCGCGGGCATCGGCCTCTTCGGCGCCGTAGTAGTCGCGGCGGAAGCCCTTGGGGTTCTTCACGCGCGTCTTCACGACAGCCGCGATGGCGTCCCAGGCCTGCGGGTTGGTCTGGCGCAGCGTGTGCAGGAACTCGTGCCCGAAGACGGACAGCGGGTTGATCGTCGACACCGTGTTCAGGTAGATGGTGTCGGGGTCGGCTGGCCTCACGAAGCCGTCGCCCGGGCGCTCGCCGTTGACGTCTTCGAAGAACTGCACGCGCTTGCCCATCGCCGCGCCGATGGCGCTGATGAGTGCTGCGGACTTGCGGCTGATGCGGCGGGCCTTGCCATCGCGCTCGGGCGATTCGGTCTCGGCGAGCTGCGACACGTCGGCCCGCTTGAACTCGACGTTCTTGCCGTCCATGCGGACGGTGAAGGTGGTGCCAGGCGCGCGGTCGGGATCGACGGAAAGTGCCGGCGTTACGCCGGCTTGATTAGCGCCTGACGCAACTCCATCCCCTTGTCCAGGCGCTTCCGCAGCGTATCGGGATGAATCCCCACCTTGCGCGCCCACGCCTTGAGTGGAAGCGTCTCGCCGTCCAGAGTTAGGTTGCGCGGAGGCGCCCCCCGAGGCATCAAGCCGGGCTCGAGGGCTTCGCTCGCCGAAAGGCCCTGCTGCACCCTCTTGTAGATCCGACCGGCCGGAATTCCCAGCTCGCGAGCCCACTCCGCCAATGTCATCGTCTTGCCGCGGTGCGTCAGCGCGTGCACGAAGCCCGGCCTGTTCTGACTCTGCTCCATCCTGGTTGCCCAGCGTACGTTGCCCGGCTCGTACCCTTTGTCCCCCTTGATTCGATCCAGGGAGTGCGCCGGAGTCGGCCTCGGCCCCGCGTCCCGCAGAAACGCCGCGAAGCTCTCCGCCCACTCCTCGTTCATCTTGATCCCCTTCGCCCCGTACTCCCGGTACGCCTGGTCCTTGGGATCTGCGCAGCGACTTCTCGCCTTTCGCCAGTTGTTGTACCCCGGCGACCGAGCCCACGACTTGAACTCGTCGACAGACATCTGCGTCACATCGCCCCGGCGGCGCGGCCCGGATCCGTCGGAGAAGTGCGCGTCGTAGATGCGGATGGCCTCGTCTCGACTTTGAGCGCCGACGACCGATTTGGTTTCATCGAACGTGCCGTCATCGTTGTATTGATCGATGACAAACACCGGGGCGCCGGCCGTCGGCGATGCGTGCAAGTAGATGTCCACGCCGTCGCCATCGGCGCCAAGGGTTCGGCGGATATAGCCGTAGTGGGCCTTCATGCGAACGGACCACTTCTTGCCGCCGCGGTCCGTGCCGCTTCGAACGCTGCCCTCGGGGTTCTCGATGGCGATGTCCAGTCCATCGAACCGAAGCATGCCGAGTTTGTAGTTACCGGCCGCCTTCTGCGCCGGCGTCGGCTCCTTGCGGTCGTTCTGCGGGCTCGTGGCCGCGGCATGCGCGCGCGCGTCGACCATGGCCTTGACCGCGGCGCGCGCCAGGGCGGCATCGGCGCGGCCGCTCAGGCGGACCTCGTCGCCGGTTCGCGAATTGCGAATGAAGAACACGCCGTCGCGGCGCTCGACGGTCTCGTAGCCCTGGTCGGCCAGGGCGTCGAGCTGGCGGCGGCGCTTGCGGATGACTGCGGGTTCGGCTGGGCTGCCGGCTTCACTGCGCGGCGCAGTTTCAGCAGGTGCTGAAGAGGCGCGCTCAGCTGACTTGGTGGCCGCAGACGGCTGCCGGCGCATGATGGCGGCACCATCGTCCCTGCCGACGGTGCGGAACCCGAGCGACTCGTAGAAGCGCTCAAGGCGCGCGTCATCAGAGAAGCCTGTGGCGTCGAACGCCATCAGCTCAACCGGCAGGCCGGCCTCGTCTGCACGCGCAAGCAGGGACTGCATGGCGCGCCGGAAGGCGCCGCGGCCGCGGCTCTCGGGGCGGACGGCCGCGTCGTTGATCGTCACCTTGTCGTCGAGCACGTTGTACTCGATGGTGGCGCCGTCTTGCTCAAGCGTGTTGGTCTCACCTTCGCGCCACGGCGCCCTCTCGGCTGACCGACGAGGCTCCCGCATCTGCTGCAGCTGCAGCTTGTCGGTGGCGCTCAGGTTGGCCGGGTTGACCGCAGCGTCCTGCAGAACGCGCATCTGCTCGGCGGTCATGCGCGCCCGGGCGGCGTCGACCACGGCCTTCTGCTCGGCGGTGCGCAGCGCGGGGATGGTCTTCAGCGCGGCGATCACGTCGTCGGCCGGCGGCGCGCCGGCGGGCGCCTTGGGCTGCGCCTGGTCGCGCTTGGCGGCCGCGGCGGCGCGCTCTTCGGCCAGGCGCTTCATGCGGCTGTCGCTGCGGGCCTGCTGCTCGGCGGCGGCCTGGGCGGCGACGTCCTGCCGGCCCGGCACCACCGTCTCGCGCGGCCGGCGGCCCAGGGCGATGCCCGTGGCCTGCGTCAGGCGCTCGTCGGTGGACGGCGGCGGCGCCAGGCTCTCGTCGATGCGGTCGTAGGGCTTGCCCAGGCCGGCCTCGGCGAAGATCTGCGCCTCGGCCGGGCTGGCCACGCCGCCGCGCTCCTCGACGTTGCGCAGGGCGCGGTCGATCACGGCCTGGCGCGGTTCGTCCTGGCGTTTGCTGGCATCGACCTGGCCACCAAGGGCGGCGGCCTCGAGGCGCGCCTGCTCGGCCGGCGTTACAGCCTGAGGCCTGTTCTCGCCGCCGACAGCCTGTGCGCTGTTGGCCGGCCTGGCGCCGAGGCGCATCTCCAGGTTCGTCTTGCGCTGGGCGTTAATCTGGTCGCGCTCGAACTGGGTGCCGGCCTGCTGGGCGCGCGCCGTCAGGGCTGCGTCGCGATCCACGCCGGTGCGGAGCTGGCCGATGCCAGGGCGCGCGCCAGGCTGGCGCACATCGCCCTGCGTGGCGCCGGTGATCTCGTCGATGTTCGGCTCGACCGTGGGCGCCGGGTTCGCGCCGGCCCACTGCAGGCCGGTCTCGATGCGGGTCAGGGCCTGCTCGCGCGCGGTCGGCTGGGCGCTCTTGCTGGAGGCGACGGCCAGGTCCTTGAGCAGGTCCTTCGCGGTGTAGTCGGAGCCCTCGGCGCGCAGGGCGTCGAGCACGCCCGGGTTGAGGGCGGACTTGATGGCGGCGAGGCGCGGGGCGATCTCGTCGGGCTGGGCGCCCGGCGTGGCCTCGCGCGAAGCATTGAGCGCCTCGTACTCCTTGCGCTGCTCGGGCGTGAAGATGCCGCCCTGCTGGCCGATGGCCTCAAGCTCGGCTAGGCGGGCGGCTGGGTCGGGCGGGGCCACGGGCGCCACAGGCGGAGACGCCGCCGTGCCAGCGACGGCCGACTTCGACAGCGGGCTGTTGGGCTCCTGAGCCTTCTGGATGACGGGGGCCATCTCGGGCGACTGCAGCGCCCCGGCGACGGCGCCGACGCCAGCGCCGCCAACGAAGCCCATGGTCGCCGCTCCGGCAGCGCCCTTGGTCGAGTCGATCTCGGGGTTGTACTGCGCCGCGGCGCGCTGGCCCTCGATGACGGTGGCCGCCTCTTCGACGGCTTCGGTGCTGCCCTCGATGCCGCCGGTGGCGAGCGCGTTGCCGACGCGGGTGCGGCCGGCGCCAGGCAGGCCGGCCAGCAGGCGCTCGGCGCCGATGACGCCGGTGGCGGCGCCAAGGATCGCTGGCAGCACGCGCGCCTGGGCGGCCGCCTTCTGGGCGATGGCCTCCTTGATCTGGGCCGGATCGGTGATCCCCTGGCGGATCAGCTGCTGAGCATCGGGGCTCTGCAGAATGACGTCGTCCGGGGACTTCATGACCAGCTCGTAGGCTGTGCCGGCTGCGTCGCCGCCGCCCATGGTTGCGCCGGCCACCGCGCCGCCCGCCAGGCCAGCTCTTGCAGCCCCGCGCGCGCCGACACCAACCGCCTGCGCAAAGCTCGACGCGCCCTTGACGGCCGCGCCGGGCAGCACAAAGGAGCCGGCAACCTGGGCCGCTGTCAGCGCCGGGTTGCGCGCCATGTAGCCGAGCATCGTGGTGACCTCGGCGCTGGCGTCCGGGGCGGCCTCCATGTCGGCAGCCAGGCGCTCCTTCTCGGCGCGCACGACGTCGCTCTGCTTCTCGACGCCGGACTGGATGAACTCTTCAACGGCCTGAGAGAACTGATTGCCGGGCGAGACGAAGCTGCCAACCGCGCCGGCGGCACCGGCCACAGCGTTGCCGAACTCGATGACCGTGTCGTTGATGGCCTCGAATACGCCGCGGCTTCGCGTGGGCGCCGGCGGCCGCGGATCGAGCATCTCGCTGCGCGGGCCGCCGAACCTGCTGGTCGGCTGCTGCGGCGGTGCTGCGGCAAGACTGCCGCCCATCGCGGTCGCGGCCATCCTGGCGGCCGCAACGCCCTTGTTGACGTAGTCCGGGTCTTCCGCGTAGCCGCCCTTCTTGAGCTCGGCGAAGTACCGGCCTGCGTCAGAGCCAGATCCGGCCGCCGTGCGGTAGCGCCTTGCGATCAGGCCCGCGAAGTCCTCCCCGAAGCTGTCCGGCGACTCGTAGGCCCGGTACGCGTCGCGCGACCCGGTCATGTTGTCGGTGGCCTGCGGGCCGGCGCCGGTGAAGTCCTTGATGTTGCCCAGGTTGTTCGTGCCCGGGATGACGCTGCGCCCCCAGCCCGTCTCAAGCCCCCACTGCCCCAGCAGCACCGCCGGCTCGACGCCGATCTTGCCGCCGACGCGCTGCGCCACGGGGCCGTACTGCTGCACGAATCCCTCGACGCCGCCGGCCTGGGAGGCGGGACGCGGTTGCGATGCACCAAGCTCTTTGGCGGACTCGGCGATCAGGCTCAGGATGGGATCTTGCATGTGCGGTCAGTAGCCTTGGTTCAGCATCTCGGCAGCGGTGTTGCCGAGTCCGGGTTCTACCTGCCAATCGAGGCCGAGGCCCCCTGGCGTCTTCTTTTCCCGCTTCGGCGGATTGACGAGACTTTTCGGGAGGTGTGACGAGAAGAGGCCACCGTAGGCCGCGACGCGGTCCTGCGTCATCTTGACCACCGCCTTGATCTCGTCCTCCGACGGCGCGCGGCCAAGCGCCTCGGTGAGGCTCTGCATGCCTTGCTGCGAGCGCTGGGCGGCCTCAATCTCGGACATGACGGCCTTGAGTTCCGCCGGCGAGCGCGCGGCGCGCAGGAACAGCTCTCGCTGCTCGACAGGGGCGGCAGACAGCTGGTCGCGCGCCACTTGCTCGAGCTCTTCCTTCTTCAGCCCGCCCGCGGCGCCAGGCTTGCCGACGCGCTCCACAATGAAGGACGAGCCCTCCATCTGCAGCTCGCGCACGATCTCTCCGGTGCGCGGGTTGAAGTTGAGGCGCAGGCGATCGGGCTGCGTGACAGCGACGGCCGCCACCTCCGCAGCGCGAGTCGCGTCTAGCTGAGGCACGCCATCGGCGTTTCTCGACTGGTCGTAGAACTGCCGCGCCAGGCGGCGCAAGCGCGAGCTGTCGGCGGGCGTGGTCTGGTCCTTGAAGTTGGAGCTATCGACGATGAACTTGACCGCGTCGTCGATGTCCTTGTTCTGGTCGACCGGCTTTGCGCCCGCCCGCGCCGAGCCGCCCGCGCCGCCCGCACCACCAGCCGCCCGAACCTGCGCCGCCGTCGGGGTTGTGTTGCGACCGATCACCTTGCCGGTGAGCGGCTGGTAGTCGATCTCGCCGGGCCTCAGGGTCCGAGGCTTTGACAGCTCCTCCTCGATCTTGCGCTGCGACGCGGCCTTGGACTGCACCCAGGCGTCGAACGTCTGCGGGCTGAAATACTGCTCGGCACGCAGCAGCAGGTCGTCCTTGTTCTTCGCGTCGAGGGTCTGCTCTTGGCCCGTATCCTCGTTCCTGATGCGAACGCGCACGCCGCCGGATGAGGTGGGCTCGTAGCCCAGCACCTTGGCCGGCAGGGGGTCTGAGTTGTAGATGTCCTGCAGCGACTGAGCCAGCTCGGCGATCGACATCGACTCTGCGCCGGCGCGAACCTGGCCGAAGCGTTGCGCGCTCTCAGCGAACTGGGCCTTGTCAGCGGCGTCGTACAGGGTCTGCGCAGTGTTGAGGTCTCCCTCCTTGCGGTAGATGTCTGCCCGCTGCTTGATCTGCAGCCACTTCGGTGCTTGGCGGGTCTGCATCACCGGCAGGGCCGCGGCGGACGGGGTGTCTTCGTCGTCGACCGTGATCTGCTTGACGGTCGCGTTTCTGGTGTCGACTTCGCGGGTGGTCGGGATGTTGCGCTCGGCCTCGCGAATGCGATCGAGGCGCGCCTGCTCGTCGACCTGGCGCTGGCGCTGCTGCAGGCCGAACGCGCGATCGACTCGAGCGTTTTCTCGCGCCTCGCGGAGGTAGGCCCGCTCCTCATCGATGTCGCGACGGCGGTTGTCGTCGTCGATTCCGCCGCGGATGGCCTGGTATGCGCCAGAAACTGCGCCGAGAAGTCCGAGTGACATCTTGTCTCCTTACCAGCCGCCAGTGGCGCCCGGACCGTAGGTGTTTGTCGTGTGCGGCTGCGTGGCTGCCGGCGAGAAGAGCCCGCCGAGCCCAGCCTTGATGCCACCCCACCCGCCGGCCTGATTCCACATGGAGCCGGTCATCTGCCCAAGGCCCTGGGCGACATTGCCCCACATGGCGGCCTCGCCAGCGCGCGCGTTGGCGAGCATGGTGCCGGAGCGGATAATGCCGCCGACGCGGGAGTCGTAGGCGTTGTTCATGAAGTTGGCGCCAGGCATGGTTGCCCGCGATGCGGCGTCAGACGCGCCCGAGGCGCCAGCGTTGGAGTTGTTGCTGCCGGCGAAGAACTGGGCCGAGGTGTTGGGCATGTTGCGCCCGAAGTTGGCAACACCAGACCGCAGAGCGATCGCCTTGTCTTCGGTGGCGGTCGCCGCACCAGTGGCCGCGCCGCTTGCGGCCGCAGCCTGGGCCAGGGTGTCCTTGGCCAGCTGCCCGGTGCCGCCGCTCGAGGACAGGCCGTAGCGGCCCAGCGCGCGCGTACGCTGGCCGATGGCGTTGCTGAACTGCTGGTTCACGTTAGCCGCCGCCTCGCCGGACTTGCGGCGAACGTTGGCCTCAGAGTCGTACCCCATCGCGTCGGCGGCGACCCGCCGCTCTAACGGCAGGAAGGTGCTCCGGTACTCGTCGCGCTGCTCCTCAGCAAAGCGCTTCTGCTGTTGCGACGTGTCGAGGTAGTCCTCCGCCAGAAGCATCTGCAGCTCTTGGTTGGCCTTGTTGGACGGAGCGATGTCGTTCTCGTAGACCCACTTGTTCCAGTCGAACTGCTCGCGAGACAGTTCGTCAGAGCGGGCGGCGGCGTCAGCAGCTGCTGCGGTGGCGCCCTTCTGAGCCTTCGACGCCTTGTTAGCCGAGTAGACGGTGGCGCCCACAAGCGCGGCCCCAGTGATTGCAGCCATTACATCCTCCTCAGGATCTTGGTGAATGCCTTCTCCGTGTGCCCGTAGCCGGCTCGCTCGTACAGCTTGTCGGCCTGGCTCGGAGAGGTGTCCAGCGATAGCATTTGGATGGCCGAGCATCCGGCCGCGGAGCACTCCTGCTCAAGGCGCTGCAGCAGCCGCCAGGCAGTCAGGCCGCCGCGAGACTCGGGTTCAACCCACCAGAAGACCTCGTGTGCACACAGCACGTCGTGGCAGAACATGAACGGCGCAACGAAGACGCCGACCATTCCGTCGGCAGAGCCGCCGCGCTCGGACAGCAGAACGACCCCGTCGTCGACCAGGCGCTGCACAAGATGGCGCGATGAGTCGCGGCAGAACGGGGCCCACTCGCGGTACTTCGTCGTCGCGTAGAACCTCTCGCCCATGTCGACGATGACGTCGATGTCGGCCTGGCCGGCGCGCCGGATCAAGGGCGCACCTTGGCGTTGAAGAACGCCACAGCCACCAGGCGGCCATCTTCCGGCGTGGAGCCGAAGGCCTCAAATGGCCACCGGCTGTGGAAGAGCCGGCTGTCGTAGATGGCGCATCGGTTGAAGGCCATCGGCGATAGGCTGCGCAGCTCCCAGGCGTCGGCGTTGACGAAGTCGGCCTGGAGGCGCGCCAGAAGGTCGTGCTGGCCCGAGTGGATGGCCTCGGCGCCTGTTTCGCGATGTCGCCAGAGCGCGGTGCCGCCGGGGCCGTTCGTCAGGCACAGGACAGCAGCCCAGTCGCCCCAGCCGATGTCGGCGTGGATGGATTGGTTCGGTGGCTCGCCGGCGTAGTTGAGGCGGTAGCCCTGGGCCAGGATCTCGACGCCGCCGAAGATGCGCTCAAGGCCCTCGCGCAGGCCTGGCACTTCCTTCAGGCAGACGCGCTTGTAGACCTGGCCGTCGGGGCCTTCCCAGTCGATGAACTCGGCGCCGATCGCGTCAAGCCGCGTCGCCACCGGGTCGATCAGGAAGTCATCCACCCAGAATGCGGTCGGCAAAGACGCAGCCGCCGATTGAGCGGACGCATCTATTCCCTGCGCGATTTTGTGAAAGTTGCTCATGGCGGGCCGGGTTGTGGCCGCCGATTCTATGGACGGATCTGGCGCAGGGCTGCGGTATTCCAAGGACTCGGCGGGCCGCCTCAGGGCGCCGTGCGGATGGCCCGCACGAAGCGAGATCCGAGGTCCAGGTGGTGTGGCTTGGTCTTGAAGTCCCACCGTCCCGGGTGGTCGTGGTGGGTCTTGTGGAGCCACTCTCCGCAGGCCGGCAGCAGGAGCTCGAGCCACCAGATGTCACGGGGGGCCAGGTTCTTGTGGCTGGTGACCTGGTGCAGCGCCCCGATCAGGTGCACGCTGCCGAGCGGCATCAGGTACGCGAAGACGTAGAGGGTCGGCGAGATGGACAGGCAGCACGCCGTGACCGCAATCCAGATCCACAGGCCGTTGCGGTGCACGAATGCACACACCGGGTCGCCGCTCAGTCTGCGCAGGCCGCGCGTCACCAGCGGCGTGCGACGGTATCGCTTCCAGACCAGGTAGGTCCAGTCGGCGATGTGTGGGTCGCGATCGGTGTCCGAGAAGGCGTGGTGAGCGTTGTGCGCCGCGGCCCAGCCGTGCGGGCTGCCGTTGAGCAGCAGCACGCTGTAGAGCGCCATGAAGTTGTGCCAGAACGGGGTGGTCCGGAACGAGCCGTGCGCGAAGTAGCGGTGAAGGCCCACCGAAAGCATGAGCGACCCCAGCACATGCAGAGGCGGCCACAGCAGCAGCCACCACGGGCTGGCGGCCCCCGTTGCCACGAGCCAAAGCCCAAGCAAGATGCCGGCCAAGCCCGCCAAGTGCCCCGCCGATATCATCCACAGAGGTTGCTTACCCACGATCGCCCTCGATCAAGAAGCCGTACACGTCGCCGCTGGCCTCAAGGGGGCCGCCGGGCGCCACGAACGGGCCGGGCTCGAAGTCGCCGAGCTTGCCCGCGCACAGAAGGACCCTCTGGCCGGCCTGGAGTTCAACCGACTCCGCGCTCGCGCAGCGCAGCGGCGTCGCAGCCGGCAGTGCGCCGCGGTTGGCGTGCCAGTTGAAGCACCAGAACTCAAGCCCGTCGGGGGCCGCGATCGTGGTGGTGCCGGCCGGGTGATCGGGTCGGTCGCCGGTGAACATGCCGGGCTCTCGGTCTGGAATCGCGCCGACAGTGTCATTGGTGACGACACCACGGCCTGCGGTGTAGATCGCCAGGTTCGGCGCGCGATCGCGCGACACGGCCTGCGTCGAGACCACAATGAGCCGGCCGCCTGGCGGCAGGGTGTGCTTGTGCACGATCCAGCCGAAGGCGCGGACAGGCTCGACGCGCGGGGCATCGCCTGTCGAAAGGCCTCTCCACATGCGGCGCGGCACCGTCATAGGCCCTCCACGCTGTAGATGATGGCCCGGCCGTTGGCTGGCGATGCTGGCGGCCCCGCAACCCAACCAGCCGGCGGGCGCTCCCCGACAAGGGAGATTGTCAGCATTTGTAGCGTGTCCGGGTGGTGCCATGTGGTGCCCCTCATGTCAACAACGCAGCTCCACGCATCGCCAGACCACACCGCCCACTCGCCAGTAGCGCAACTTGGCGGCGGCGACGAAACATGCAGGCTACTGCCCGCATAGTCCCCTGGACTGGTTGGCCTGATCGATGAAACCAGCGCGCCGTCTTCCTTATTGATAAACCAGAGCATTAAGCCACCCTATCAAGAACCCAGCTCAGGCTGGTAATCTGGAACGAAGTGAATTGCGCCCAGTTGGCCGACGGCCTAAGTCGCAGCCGAACAACGATGAATATGGCGCAGCTAGTTCCGCCATACGGGTTGTTAGCCGGGTTGAACGGGACAACTGTGAACGGAATTGAAGAAGACGTGGACGCCTCAACCTGTACAGCCTCAAGGAACGCACCAGCACCAGACGGGCCGCCAACTCTTGCGGCGGAGATATTCCCAACGCGGGCAGTAAAGCTCCTGTTTCGTATGTCAAGAAGATCAGCTCTAAATCCGGTGTCGAACTCCACCAGAGCCTCTTGCGGGAAATACTCAAGCGTTGTTCCGCCGCCCTTGCCGCCACCGCCAACGACCCTAGAGCCAATGAGCTCTGCTGCCCCAAACCAGGTTCCAGAGGTTTCTTCGTTGGTAAAGAAAGCCTTTCCGTTGGCGTAGATAATTGTGCTCGCGCCTGCACTTGTCGCCTGAATGAACGGCTCGTCTGCGGAGGCGTCAAGGTCAATAAATGCGGAGCTGGACGTGTTTTGAATCACGGCCGATCCAGCGGATCCACCGAGAGTTAAAACGCCGCCGGATATGTTGAGGCCTGGCGCCCGGATGGCGCCGCCGGCGGCAACCTCGAAGAACTGGCCCGACGCCTCTCGCCCGAGGCGGATGCCCTGCGGCCCGACGAAGAACCCGCCGCCCGACGTGGGCCAAGACCAGTCGACCGGGGAGAACCCGCCGCCCGCGATGGCGCCGCGCGAGTACAGGCTGTTGATGGCGACATCGCCAGACTTGGAGATCGCCCAGCCCTGTGTGCCGAAGTTGGTGAAGAATCCCGGCGTCGGCCCGCCCGGCAGCGGGCCCGCAGGCGGCGTGAAGTTGGCGGTGTACCTGGCAACGCCCTGCGTCAGGCGGAAGGCGTCGATCGCCGCGGCGGGCGGCGGCAGGTCTGGGCGGCCCGGTATGCCCAGCACGCCAAAGGGCTGGGCATCCAGGTTGGCGGCCGACGGCGCGCTGCTGTCGACCATCACCCCGTCGCGGAACAAGCGCAGCGTGGTGCCGTCAGAGCACAGGGCGATGTGGTGGTTGACTCCGCTAGACAGGTTGGCCGTCAGCGGGGCGCCGAAGTTCGTGACAGACAGGCTCATGTCGAAGATGGCCATGTACTGCGACGCACTGCGCCCCATGAAGTAGCCGTTCGACTGCCCCGTGGTGCGCCTGATGCGGAACTCGATCGTGTAGACGCTGCGGTGGTTGAAGGTCGTGCTCGGCGCGTAGAGCAGCTGAGAGGATGAAGTGCTGATGATGCTGGCCGCGCCAGCCAAAGGCGATGCCGTCTCGAAAGAGATGCCCGTCGCCGTGATGGGGGCGTTGGCCAGTGACGACTGGTCTGCGGTGCTTGAAGCGTCGAAGTTCAGCAGCAGCCCGACAGAGCTGTAGTGCGGGTCTGCGCTCGGCGTCAGCGGCGTGTGAGCGCCGTTCCAGTTGGAAGACTGGATGATGTGGTCGATCTTGGCGCTGGTGACCTGCAAGTCTTCGATGTTCGCCCGCCTGGCGCGGACGGCGCCGCCGACAATCTCGAACGGGATCTCGATGCCAGACCCGTTGAAGATGCGGAAGTAGTCCACGTTGAACGTGGCGCCGTCGTCGTTGAGCGCGACCGCTGGCGAAGCCACGCTCAGGATGCCGGTTCGCTGGGTGGGCGCAAGCGGGTCGCCGTACTCATACGTCACGACGCCGCCGATGTAGAACTCAGATCCGGCAAACACGCCGGCCTCAAGATCCACCGCCGCGGCGTAGCCGGCGGTGAGCTTGGTTGCTGACAGGTTGTCGATCATCGCGTTGGTGATCGCGCCGTTCTGAATCGCCGCAGTGCCGACCGCAATCGCGTTGGCGGCGATCTTGGTCGCCGTGATGGCGCCCGCCGCAATCTGCCCTGCGGCGATCGTGTTAGCTGCGATCTCGTTGGCAGTCACCGCGCCTGCGGCGATCTTCGATGTCGTGATTGAGCCGGCAACGAGCTTTGGTGTCGAGATCGAGTCGTCTGCGATCTGCGTAGTGGTAATCGTCCCGGCCAGGTCTGTGGCAGGAACGCTTGCGACGTAGGCGGAGCCATTCCAACGATACAGCTTGCCGTCGCTTGAGAGAAATATGGTGCGGGTTGACAGCGCGGTCGGCAGCGCGCCGAGCACGATGCTGATGGGCTCGATCGAGCTGACAAACTTAGCAGCTGTCACGGAGCCCGCGGCCAGGTTCCCAGCCTCAATGATGAGTGGGCCAAGGTCGCTGTTGTTAATCACGCCAGTCGAGCCGACAGTGCCGCTCACCGAGTTGTACGGGCCCGGAACGTCGGACTCGCTCCTGAACCTGATCCAGTAGTAGTAGGTTCGGCCCGTCCGCCCGACGGCGTCAGCGTAGAACCGCGTCGCGCTGGTGCCGATGAGGACGGCCGCGCCGATGCTGGTTGTTTCGGAGCGCCAGATCTCGGTGAAGGCGTGGTTGCCGTACGGCCAGGCGTCCCACTGCAGGATGATGCTGGTGAGGGTGTTTGTGACGGTCAGGCCGGTCGCGACAGGTGGCGAAGTCAGGTCCGGCGGCCCGCCTCCGGTTGCCGGGGCGCCGCCGATGCTGCCGATGCCGCCAGCGCTGTTGCGTGAGACCGAGATGATCCCGCTGTCAACCAGCGCGCGGAACGTGACGTTGGAGTCGAGCGGGTCGCCAGCGAGTCCCTCTCGAACATCGAATATGCCCTTGACTGCCTTTGCGAAGTCGAGCTGGTTGTTTGCCGTCGGCGCCGGCAGCGAAGGCACCTTCGTCTGGCGCGTCACAGCGCCTCCTTCAGCTCCGACATGGATGTCGCGAGCACGATCCGCGTCATCTTGGCGGAGCCCTCAAGCTCGAAGCTCCACTCGGTCGCCTCGAAACCTGCTGGGAGGCGCTGCGCGAACCTCGAGGCAACGCTAGCCGTGTGCACCATGGCACCGTCCGCGAAGACGCGCAGGGTCACTGGGTAGGACGCTGCATCCACAGCGAAGCAGGCCATGTTGGCGGGCGAAGCCAGTCGGTAGATGCCGCTGCGCCAGACGCCAGACAGAGCGCTCCCGCGGTCGTACCTGACGATGTTGCCGCCCTGCGCCATGTAGAGGTTCCCAGTCCTGGGGTCCGCGTACATCGCGGTGATCGCGGTGGCTTCGTTGATGTTGCTGACGGTGAACACCGCCCCGCCGCCCTCGAAGTCGAAGATCAGCATGCCGCGCTGGCCGCCGCTGGTGGTGTACAGGCAGTGGTATCGGCCTTCGATGACGGCGCCAACCATCGAAGACGGGTCGTACGCATGCCACTGCGCTTGGCTGATGAGCCGCTTGGTGGCGACCTCGGCGCCGCCGGCGCCTACCGACACCAAGCCCTCTGACGATGCGTACAGACAGCCGTCCCCGGTGTCGACGATGCTCTCTCGCGACAGGCAGGCCAGCGGGCGCTCAAGCCGCTCTGGCGTCATCGCCCCGGGGTCTGCCCCGGTGAAGATGTAAGGGTGCCCGTTGGTGAGGAGCGCCGCCCCCTGACGGAAGACGCCGATCCCGACGATCGTGTCCTCGATGGCCGTGGAGTGGGCCCAGGCGTGAGGCAGATTCGGCTCTGTCGTGTAGACGGTGTTGCCGACGAACCCGATGGCGCCCCCGTTTGCGAGCATCTTCAGGCCGCGCAGGCCGGCCGGCGGGGGCTGCCAATCTTCTGTGGCCAGCACCTCGCCGAGCGATGCCTGGGCGACGGTGTCGACGTAGCTCGTGGTCGCCACCGGGATCTCCGTCACGAACTGGAACTGCGCGCTCGATCCGACGGCCGACGTGCGGTAGATGCGCTTGAGCGTGATGCTGTACGCGCCAGACGGGCCGGTCTGCATCGATGAGACGGTGACGGCCAAATCTGGGTTGAGCGTCTGCGGCGGCGAGGGCGGCGAGGGCGGGCCCTCCTCTCCGAAGGCCGAGACGTAGGTGTAGACGTAGGAGCGAGTCTCGGCACTCGGCTCACTGCTGGCCGCGCCAAAGATGGACGGTGCGGCCGTCGGCGCCGGAACACCGAGCGTGTAGCTTGCGCCAGGGTACGCGCCGGTGCCGGACAGCAGCAGCGTGCTGGGGGCGTACTTCGGTGTCGCGCCGTCGGTCCAGTAGGTCCGCCCCCACGAGTCCGACGGGATCGGCGATCGGATGACGTCCGTCTGGTTTGCAAACTCGAGCCACCACTCGCTCTCGTTCGTGCTGTTGCCGAAGCGCCAGATCGTCTTGGGCGCCGTGACGTTGAGCGAGCGCAGAACGGTCGACCCGCGCAGGGGCTGAACCGCGCCGCTGATGAGGCGCACGTTCTGGGCCAGCACGGACTCCGACGGATCAAGCAGATGGGGCTCCACGATGGGCCTCATGCCGCCGAAAGCCTTGACGACAATCGCAGGCATGTCAGCCCCCGAATCGCTGAGGCCTGGCCTTGATGGAGCCCGCCGCGTTGGCGTGTAGCGCCTTGATGCGGGCGTCGATGATGCCGGACTGAAACCCGCTGGCGTGCACGCCGGCCAGCTGAAGGTTAGTCCACTTCCTGTCCGGCATGGACATGAGCTTGGACTTGGCGCCCTCGACGATCGTCAGGAAGTGCTCGCGACCAAACTCATCGGGAAATGAGGTGGCGTCCATGGTTGGGCGCCACGTACCGTACACGACAATCTCAGCGCCTGGCTTAAGCCTTGCTGGGCGAGGGTAGACGGTCACCTGTTCGGCAGAACCCCAGGTGCTGTAGTAAGTCGGCTCGCTGGACTCCGCGGTGCGCCAGTCTTGGAGCATGTCCGAGAGCGCCTGCGGGCTTGGCGCATGGCGAAGCTCACGGCCACCAGGCCCGAAGACAGAGGAGATGGACTCTACTGCCATCCCGGAGTCGACAGAGATGAAGTATGTCGACTTGCCTTCAACGAGGCGGATCCGAGGGGCCGCATCAAAGATCGACTGGCTGGACATTGCCAGCTCAGCAGCGGCATCTACAACGGCCTGGTCGACCATCGCCTCTGGGCAGCCAGCCACGTATGGAAGGATGCGCGAGTAGAGTTCCGAGGGCCTCACTGAGCCGCCCTCTTAGGCACGTTTGGATTGAACGGCAGGGACTGCAGGTTCGGGTTTGCGCCAGTGAGGGCTGCGGCCTGGGCATTCACGCTCCCGACGAACATGGAGGTATAGCTCTGAGCCATCTGCGGATTCGCGGCCCACTCGGCGTCCTTCATGAAGGCGCGCGCCATGATGTAGGTCAGCAGATCGTCGACGTACTTGTCGTCGATCGAGATGGTGACGTTGCTCGTGCCGTCCCAGGCGTACGTTCCCTCTGCCGCGTGGGGGGTGAGCACCGGGTCGGCCAGCATCGACTGCTCGATCCACCAGTTGGTTGCGGCCGGCACTGCGGGCCACACGTAGTAGAACTTCGGGAAGCGCGGGTCGAAAACCACGCCTCGCACGCCGGTGTAGGTTCCGGTCGGTGGCGTGTGCCAGTCGGGGGTCGTGGTGTCCAGCACCTCGCGGTCGATCACGCGGATGGGTGCGCCGGGGGTCAGCCCGTTGGCGCCCATGTTGCGGATGGCGGCCTGGAAGTAGGTGCCGTTGACATCTGCCGGCGACAGGCCGTCGCCAGGGATGATGCCGGCCGCCAGGATGCGCTCGATCGACTGCCGGCTGCCGCTGGCGAGCCGGACGGAGTCCACCCGGGCCGAGCTCGACGGGATGTACTTCGCGACGGCCCGCTGGCCATCGTTGCAGGCGTCCACCAGCTCGCGCTGCTTCCAGCGAGTGAACTGCGGGCTCAGGTCATTGAGCTGCGCAGAGGCCCGGTAGAAGAGCTCTCGGACAAGGGTGGCGCCCATTCAGGACTCCCTCAGGCGTCAAGCTTGTCGCGGCCGTGCACCGAGATGTTGTGCCGCGGAATCTCGCGACGCACTTCGGCCCCGGCCTTGTCGGTGCTGACGATGCTGGTGATCGCGTTCTCGAGGATCATCAGGACCTCGAGCGGAACGTCCTGCGGCGTGCCGCGCGGGATCTGGTACATGAAGCCGTTCAGGCCCACGACCACCGCGTCCTCGCCGCCGATGCCCTCGGACTGGTGGATGGTGATCGAGGCCCGCTTGCCGGACAGGGCGACGTCGTGGCCGTTGGACTTGACCTTGGCGGCGACCTTGGCGGCGGCCTGCGGCTGGACCGGCGCGCGCGGCGCCTCGAGGGTCGAGACTTGGGAGTTGGCAGACATTGTTGGGTTCCTCACAGAAGATCCACTTGCGTGGAGGGTGGCGAGGCGACCTAAGCCGCCTCGCCTTCGCCGTCATGCCCGATCAGGGCTTGACGGACGGGATCAGGCCGATGTCGAAGAACGTGTGCGTGATGCCGGCCGCGTTCAGCAGGGTCGTGCCCGGCGTGAACGTGGCGGAGGTCGTCACCGTCCTGATAAGACCCAGCGGCGCGAAGCCGTCTGGCAGGTTCGGGATCGAGCCGTCACCCACGAAGCTGGTGCCAGCCTGGGTCAGGGCGCCGACACCGGCGGTGGGCGACGGGACCAGGTTCTGGCCAGCGAACGTGCCCTGCACGACCGCGATCGCGCCGGCCGCGTTGACGCCCAGGACCGTGTAGATGGTCTGACCCACCGGCACCGCGTAGACGGCGCTGTTGGCGCTGCCGAAGATGTCGTGCGTCGGGGCAATGGACTGCGCCGACAAAGCCGCACGGCTGCGGGTGATGCCGTCGATCTGGGAGACGATGGCGCCGGTGGTTGCCACAGTGGCGGTCGCGCCGCCGGTGGCGGCCAGGACGTGGGCGCTGGTCGTGGTGGCGGCCAGGACCCGGCGAACCGGGCCAGAGAAGATGTCGTCGAGGCGAGACATTTGAGGATTCCTTTCAGAGGTGTGTTGCGAGACGGGGAGGCTGCCCTCCCCCATCGTCATCAGGCAGTGGCAGCCACTTCGCCGCGAACCATGAACGCATCGTTCAGGATCACGCAGGTCTGATAGGCCTTCCAGCTGACGTGGCCGCGCTGGGCCAGCGGGTCGCTGTCGCTGGGCTTGGGGTTCACGACCATCGGCGTCAGGGCGTACATGCCCTTCAGCGCGATCGTCGCGTACGCATGCGCGCCCAGGAACAGCACGGGGTAGACGTCAGCGTTCGAGCCGCCGCTCGACAGCATCGTGCCCACCGCGCCGCCGGCATTGATGAACGGCTCGAAGATCGTGGACGACAAGTAGCGCACGTCCTCGACCTTGCCCAGCTCGTTCTCCCACGGCGTCATCGAGCCGTAGCGCTCGGACGGGGTGAAGCCGCTCAGTCCGCGCACGTCGGCCTCGCAGTCCGGGTGGATCAGCGCGACGTAGCCGGGGGCCACGTTCTCGGTGCCCCAGTTCGGGGTCGAGCGCACGATCGAGGTGATGAAGCGCGCGTTCTGGCGCTTCAGGGCGCGGACGGCCCGGCGCTGCAGGGTGATCGAGATGGCGGTGTTCACCGCGCCACGGCTCGCTCCGTTGGCGAAGATCACGTTGGTGCCAGCGCGCAGCACGCCGTAGCGCATCTTCTCGATCATCTGCGCAGCCTGCTCGCCCAGCAGCGAGACTGCCTCTTGCAGCGTCTGGTCCTCGTGCGTGTCGAGGATGACGTCGCTGATCGTGGTCAGGCCGCCGTACTGCTGCAGGGTGGCCTGTACGTCGGTGACGTTCATCTGCTGGCTGGCCGGCGTCACGCCTTCGCTCAGCGTCACGGGGTTGTTCGGCAGCGCGTTGTAGCGGCGGAACCGCATGATGCGGGTGCTGTTGCTCGGCAGAGGCTTGGCCTGACCGAACTTCTCGAGTACCAGGAACGGGAGGCCGCGCTTGAGCAGCTCTTTTTCGGCGTACGCAGCCGTGCGGGGCGAAATGTCGCCGTAGAGAGTCGATGCCATGTTGATGTCCTTTCAAAGTTGGCATGCACCAGTCCGGCATGGGCGCCGGACACCTTGGAAGGAGCGGACTCGGGGTCAGCAACAGGCTCTCGTGAACGTGCTCGGGGCGCTTGGCGTATCCCGCGTCCAGCCGCATGCGACTTGCGTCATGCTCCAGAAAGTGCTCGGTGGGCTATATCCGGCGCACCGCGCAACGCCGGCCCTGGCATTCGTATCCCTGCGCTCGGGTTGCAGGGCTGTGAGGGCAGAATTTGCCTCGCAGGCTTTCTCAGATCGTGCAGCCGGCGTGACGCCGTCGCTTCTCGCTCAGGTACGCCGCATAAGCAAGCTCAGCGGTGTCGAAATAGCCGATGTGATGCCTCTTCTTGTCGTACGTGATTTGCGCCCTGAACTTGTTGCGCGACTTGTGGAGAGAAACACCAAGCAGACCGGCGGACTTGTTGTTCGACTGCGCCTTCTTTGCGTTCTGTTGGTTCGTCGAGCGATCGACGTCCCTTAGATTGCAGATCCGGTTGTCCGCCTTGTTGCCGTTGATGTGGTCAATCTCGCCTTCTGGCCACTTGCCGTACATCAGTCTCCAAGCCAGACGGTGCGCCGAGTAGACGCGGCCACCAACCTTGACTCGAACCCTGCCCTCCGGATCGATCCAGGTGCTCTGTTGACCGAACGGGCCGGAGATGAATCCGGTATCCTGGTCGTACACCAAGTCCTCTAGCCGGATGGCGACTGTTGCCATCAGAACGCCTCCCACGCACCCTCGAAGTCGTCCTTCGGGGCCGCGGGCTTTTCTGGCAGGCGCACGCCACCAGAGCGCACGCCTTCCATGCTTTGCAGGTCCTCGTCGACGGCGGCGCCAGTGTCCTCTTGCGAGGGCTGGGCGGCCGCGGCGGGGGCCTGCTTCTTGCCGGCCGTCTCCTTGAAGACGTCCAGCAGATCGATCACCTCCTCGGCCGTGCCGCCCTGGGCGACGTTCTGCGCATCGGCGCGAACGTCATCGGGCAGGCCATCCAGGAAGGCCTTGAAGTCGGGCGACTGCGCGACGTCGCGGAAGTCGGGGTGACGCGCGGCGATCGCGGTGAAGTGGGCCCGCTCCGCCGTGCTGTTGAACTTCGTGTCCAGCTCGTCAGCTTTCTTGGCGACGGGCTCGACCTCCTCTTTGGCGAAGGCCTTGGCCAACACCTTGATCATGCCGATGAACTCGTTGCCGAAGTCCTCGGACAACTGGGCCATCGCCTGCTCCGGAGTCATCTCTCCGGACTCCACGGCCTCCGCGGCCGCGTTGGCGGCCTGGGCCAGATCCTCGGACCCGCCGACGGCCGCAGCTCCGGCGACGCCCTCGAGCATCTCCGACGCCTCCTCGGCGTCCTGCCCGGCTGCCGGCTTCGCGGCCTTGCCGCTGATCTCGGCCTCTCGAGCCCTCAGTCGCCCCTCCCAGGAGCGCAGCTTCTGGGCTTGCTGCTCGAGCGCCTCGGGTGAGAGCTCGGGGCCGGCCGCCGGTGCTGCGGCAGCAGGCGCGACAGCGGCCTCCTCGCCGGCCGGCTGAGCGACCTCGCCGTCTCCAAGCTCGCCACCATCCGCGGCGTCGGCGGCGCCGGCGGCATCGCCCGCTCCGGCGCCAAGGCCCGGGGCGTCCTCGCCCTCGTTGAAGGCGGCGGCGAACTCGGGGTCGATCTCTTCGATTTCGGGATCCATGCTTCCTCTCGCGCCGAATGCCGGCCCCCTCACAGTAGAGGAACGCTCCCCGGAAGTCCGAAGATGGCTTCCTTCAGGCTCTTGGCCTGCCTCAGCGCACCCTGCACCTTGTGAAGGTCCTCGGCCGCAACATCGGCGAGTCGCTCCTTATAGGAGAGCTCGATGAGTTCCAGCAACCCGAGAACGTGGAGAAGCGCGTCGCCTTCGCGGTACTCGCGCACCGCAGCGACCTTGGCCACCATCTGCTCGTGAATGCTCATTTGCCTCATCCATCAATCCTTTGAGTCTCGATCCCTTCGTTCAGGCCGACCATGCCGGTAGCCGGCTGCGGGGCGGCGTCCGGGGGATCTGCGCTCGGCGCGCCGGTGTCCGCGTTGCCCGGAGACGCGGGGTCCGTGTTGCCGCGCGGCTCGACGGCGAAGGACTGGCCGCTGCCGAGCACCTGGTGCGTGCCGGGCTCCTCCTGAACCGGCGGCGTGTTGAGCTGCGCCATGCTCGGTTCTGGCGTGGCGTCCTGCCACCCGCTCGACCGAAGGATCTCGTCGCCCGCGGGAGCGATGACCGGGTTGCTGGTGGCCACGCCGCCGGCTTGAAGTCCGGCGTAGGCCGCGGACACCTTGGTCTCGACGGTCTGAGCGCGGATCAGCGCCACCGACTCCAGACTCTTCTTGGTCTCGGCCATGATGCGCTGCGACTCGGCCATCGTCTTCTCCAGTGTCGCGGCCATGGTCTGCATCTGCAGCATCAGCGTCTGCTGCTGGAGCTGCGCCTGCATCATGGCCTGCGGACTGTTGCGTTCGGCCTCGAACTCCTCCTGCGTCTTGACGCAGTCGACCAGCTCGTTCGCTTCTGCGCGCAGCTTGTTGAGCTGGCCGCGCTTGATCCACGGGTCGTCGAGCGGGTTGGCTGTGAGCTGAGCGAACTCATTGAGCTGGCGCGCCCTAACCTCCTTGGCAACCAGGCTGGCGCTGCCGGTGGCCTCGATGTCGTAGTCGCCCTTGATGGAGTCGTCCTTGTTGAACTTCATGTTCCAGTGGTACATGCCGGTCACAAAGGAGATCGTGACGCCCTCGTCGTAGTTGGTGACCAGGTCCTTTGTCACGATGTTGACGGCGCCCATCATCATCGACAGGCCTGAGCTCGTGCCAGCAGCCCCGGAGGTCACGTTCTCGCCACTCATGTAGCGCGGGATTGCGGTCGTCTCGTCGGCGTTGTTCTCGAACATCTGCGCCATGCGCGCAAGCTCGCCGGTGTTTGACGACAGGTTGATCTCTCGGATGGCGGGCGCGCCCGGGTTGGTGTTGTTACGCGGCCAGATCTTCCACGGAGTGATCTCGTCGATGTTCTGATTCGTGGACAGGAGGTGCGGGCTGACCTCGAGCTGCGGGCCGCTGGTGATGGCCGCGTTGTCGATCATGATCCGGGTCGATGCGTTGAGCATCTCCTGGTCGTCGCGCATGATGCTCGCCAGGCCCTCTGGGAAGATCGTCGACTCGTCCTTGTCGAAGTAGTAGATGTGGTACGGCCAGGTCGTGCCGTCGAGGGCCTGCAGAGCGACCTTGATGATCGTTCCGTTGGGCAGCATCCAGATGTTCGAGAAGAACGATTCGTGGATCCTGTCCTGCGGCACGTTCACGCCGGCGGCGGAAAGATCCTCTCCGTTCATCCAGCCCCACCGCTCCAGTACCTCATAGGTGCCTCCGGCGTCGCCCTGGGTGCTGTTGCGATCTCCGATCGTGCGCAGCTCGTTGTCCCAGTAGCGCGGCTGCGCGTGACCCTTGGGGTTGGCCTGTATCCAGTCGACGATGTGCTGGCGCCACTTCTCGAAGCTCTTGCGCGTGGCCAGGTCGCTCATCTCCTGGCGCGTCATGGTGTGGCGCTCGTAGACGAAGCGGCAGGCGCGCAGCTCGGTGGCGCTCATGTCCGGGTAGAAGCGCCACACCGGGACGTGATCCAGGAACGGCAGGTAATACTCGCTGGACTGCGGTGTCCACTTGCCATCGGCCATCGAAAAGCGAGTCTTGATCCTCTTCTCGACAAGAGGCCCCTTCATGATGCCGATGCCGTACAGGTGGCCACTGTGGATCGTCTTCAGCGCGATCGGCTTGTATCGAGCCTCGACCAGCTGATCGGCGATCACGTCGCTCATTCGCTTGGCCGACTCCTTGGCCATGGCCTTGGCCGCCTCTTCGATCACCTCGCGAGGCGGAGGGGTTCTCGAGAGCTGCTCGATCTGCGCCGCAACCTGCTCCCGCGCCTGGGAGGTCGCCTGCTCCTGCGGCATGCCGGATTCCACGGCCTGCTGCACCATCTGCTCGGCCTGCTGCATCAGCTCCTGCTGGCGCTGCTGCAGAAGCTGCTGCGTGATCTTGGCGACCGCCTCCGGCGAAATGGTCGGCTTCGGTGTCTCCTTGATGGCCCAGTTCTTGGTGATGCCGGTCGGGAACAGCAGGTCCGCCACGCGGGCGTCGATCGTCTTGATCTTGACGCGCGTCTTGCGCACGAATGCCCGCGACCGCGCCTTGCCGATCTTGGCCTCCACATCGGGGTCGTACTGGCCGCGGTACTGACGCAGGTCGCGCAGCCAGCGCTGCTCGGTCAGCTGCCGGTCAGACTCGGCGCGCTTGAACTCCTCGAGCAGGGTCGCACCAAGAGACTGGAGAAGCTGGCTTTGGTTAGACGGTGGCGGCGCTTCTTCAAACGCAGCCTCTGCTGCGATGATGTAGATCTCCTGATCGCTCTGCTGACCCATCATTGCTCCTGGATCTCGACGTATAGGTCGATCTCGCGGATCACCGGATTCGTGGCGCTGGTGGTGACGAGGATCACGATGTTGTACTCGTTGTCAGGCGTGCCGCCAGACACGGTGACCCTGAGGCGCAGGCCAACCGTCTCGAGCGTTGCCGAGATGCCGGGCGGCACGATGATCGAAGCCGAGGCGAGCGTGTCATCCCGCGTCGAGAACCACTCGGACAGGTCGAAGATGTAGTCGCGCGCCTCGCGCGTTTGCTTGCGGGATCTCTTGGTCGCGAGAGTCATGTTTCTTCCTCAGGCCTTGCTGGGCACGTACACGATGTCGTCCCACGGCGCCGGCGTGACGTCTGGGACCGCTGCCCCAGCGACAGGAGGAGCGGTCCCGATGACCACATCGAGGGGAATGTCGAAGACCCCCGCGAACATGGAGACAAGGATGTTGTCCTCGTACAGCCTATAAGTCGTGGACACCGAAGCCGTCGCCTCAAGTGATCCGTCTTCGTAGACGACGCCGGGGAAGGATGCGGGGCTGCTGAGCAGCATCCTGTAGCGGCTCCCAGCAACCAGGCCGTCGTTGAACATCGCACCGGGCCCATTGGGCCCAGAGCCTGTGGCGGCCAAGATCTCGGAGCCGAGTAGACCAACGAAAGGCGTCCCAAAGATCGGGCGCCCTCCAGCGGTCTCGTTCATGTTGCGCCACATGATCAGGCCGCCGTCACCACGTTGTGCCAGCGGCCGGTTCCGCCAGAGTTGCGCAAGTTAACCTGCCAAGTTCCTGACGACGGGAACGTGTTGATCAAGCCGGAGCCGCCGGCCCCAAGCGTCACCGTGCCGTTGATCACTGTCGTGCCCGATCCGGTGTTTCCAGCGATTGCCGTGAACGAGAGCACCTCGCCGGCGGCCATCGCTGGGCTGCCGGTGTTGAGCGAGAACGGCCCAACTGTCGCACTGAAGCCGGATGACGGGGCGGCCGCGATGCTGAACGACACGCTGTTGCTGTTCGCCGTGTTTGAGCCGGTGTCTGTGGCTCGGAACGTGGCGGAGTAGTTGCCGGAGGCGGTCGGGGTGCCACTGACAACTCCGGTGCTGGAGTTGATGGAAAGGCCAGGCGGAAGGCTGCCGGATACCACGCTGTAGGCAAACGGCGCAAGGCTGCCCGAGAAGAAGCTGGACAGGCTGGATCCGCTCCAAGCAAACGCGCTTCCGACCGTCCCGCTCTGAGCGCCAACAGTCCCACTGAAGGAGACTGGGGACGATGAGGACGACACCGTGATGCCGAACAGGTTGCTGTCCGCAGTAAGCGATCCGACGTCTGTCCTCCTGACTCGCAGGTTGGAGCTGGTCCCTACAGTAGTCGGCGCTCCACTGATAACGCCTGCCGAGCTGACCGTTACTCCAGCGGGCCATGTACCGACGGCGCTGTACGTGCCAGAGTCTCCGGAGTCAGGGTCAGAGAACCGGCTGACGACACTGATCGGAGTCATCGAGGAGTTGACCACAAGCGTAGGAACGCTGATGTCAGGCCCAACAAACGACGGCGCCTCGTTGACGTTGTTGATGTTGAGAGTGACCGCCTGAGTAGCAGAGTCTCGAAGCACGTTGAAGCTATACGAGGCCTTTGTCTCGCGGTCGAAGTTGCCCGACGCGAGCGTGACGACGCCGCCGGACGAGATCGCCAGCGCGGGCGCATCGGTGCCGGTCAGGCTCCAGGCCGTGCCGCCGGTGGCCGACCAGGTGCCGGCGTTGTTCTGGTTCTCGTTGACAGCGTGGGTGATGCTCGCCGCGCCGGCTGCGCCAGAGGGGCCGGTGATGACAGGGCCAGAGGCCTCCTCGAACTCAGTTGCCCCGATGTCCGGCGCCGCTCCCTGCGGGATGCTCAGGCCGAACAGGTCAACCGTGACGCCGCTGATGGTCGTGCCTGTGTTGCCGAGCTTGGTGCTGCCAGAAGCGCGTCTATAGTCCTCGGTGCCACTCCCGGTGTTCACGAAGTCGCCAGAGGCCAGGCCCGTCTGACCGCTCGTGCCCAGCGCCGTGCCGTTGCTCGTGGCGTTGTGCGTGGTGCCACCGAGTGGCGTGCCGTCCAAGTCGGTGGTGAAGCCGAAGAATGCGCAGCCTGCCGCGCCAAGGCCCGAGAAGTTCGACCTTGCTGCACTGACCGCGCCATTGGCTACCAAGGTGCAGCGCTCCAGCATCAGAGAGCCGTTGCCATCCGCGAGAAACGTGCCGCCAGTCTTGCCAACAAGCAGCGACGACACAACCTTGCTGCCCGAGCCGGAGTCATTGACCAGCAGGTTGTTGCTCGCGCCCTGATCGAGGATTGAGCGTCGAATTTGTGCGCCGCCACCCACTTGGAAAAGCTGCCCGTCGCCGTTGCCACGGGTCAGTTGCAAGCCCTCGATGATGGCTCGATTGGTCTGCAGGATCAGCGAGCAGTAGTCGCGCAGGTAGATGGTGGCGCGCGTGCCGTAGATC